AGCAAAAGGAGGAGAAGCCGACAACGTTTTATTATTACAGGACCTAACAGGTGCAGCACTAGAAACTTTTAGTCATGACCCAGATGAATTACATAGATTATTTTATACTGGCGCGACGAGAGCGAAGCGTGAATTGCATTTATTAGATCCTAAAAACTTTGATAGGGCTTATATAATATGAAAACTTATTTAAGATATAGTAAACCTTTAGATAAAATGGTACCTGTATTAGGAAGTGAAACAGATACTTTTAAATGTAGAGTATGTAGTGAAATAAAAAATCAAAAACATTTTCATTTAGTTACTAAAAATAATTTTGAAGCCTATCGTTTAAGGACTACATGTGGTCCTTGTTATAATAGAGATAGAAAAGTTAGAAGAGGAATGGATATAGTTTATACGATACCTTTAGCTTGTGATATTTGTAACATAAAAAAAGAATTATTTCCCGATCATTCACATATTACTCATTTACATAGAGGATGGTTGTGTAGAAGTTGTAATACAGCAATAGGACAATTAGGAGATACAGTTAAAGGTTTAGAAAAAGCTAGACAATATTTAATAGAAAGGGATAAACATGAAATCATTAACTAAACAAATTGGAGGAGATCACTATAAAAAAATGGTGATACAACCTGCTGAATTTATTAACAAAAATAAGTTGCTTTTTGCGGAGGGCAACGCTATAAAGTATATATGTAGGCACTCAAACAAGGGTGGCATACAAGATATAGATAAAGCAATACATTATCTAGAAATGGTGAAAGAGAGAGATTACAAATGAGAAGAACCCAAATGCCGTTATTTGCGCCTGAAACTGAATGGGTTGCACCGGAAGAATTAAAAGATTTATCAGGTTACAAAGAAGTTGCTATTGATTTAGAAACTTATGACCCTTATTTAATGACCCAAGGGTCAGGTAGTGTCGTTGGAAAAGGACACATTGCAGGCGTTGCGGTGGCCGTAGAAGGCTGGTCAGGCTATTATCCGATTGGACACGAGGGTGGTGGTAATATGGACAAAAAACTAGTTTTACAGTGGGTCCAAGATTTAGTTAACCAAGAGAAAACTACATTTATATTTCACAATGCTATGTATGATGTTTGCTGGTTAAGAGCGGCAGGTATTAAAATTAGAGGTAAGATAGTTGACACTATGATTGCAGCATCTTTGATTGATGAAAATAGAATGTCTTATGCATTAAATACTTTAGCAAAACATTACGTAGGTTTAGGTAAAGATGAGAAAGTATTACAAGAAGCAGCTAAGAGTTATGATCTTAATCCTAAAGCAGACATGTGGAAGTTACCTGCAATGTATGTAGGAGAATATGCTGAACGTGATGCTGAAGCTACTTTAAAATTATGGCAAAGATTAACCATAGAATTACATAACCAAGAACTTATGGATGTATTTAATTTGGAAACTAAATTGTTTCCTTGTCTAGTAGACATGAGATTCAAAGGTGTAAGAGTTGATCTTGAACATGCAGCTAATCTAAAGAAAAAATTAATAGTAAGAGAGAATAAAATTCTTAGTAAAATTAAAGAGTTAACAGGTATTGATGTAGAGATACATGCAGCCCGTAGTATTGCTAAAGCATTTGACAAATTAAAACTGCCATATGATAGAACAGAAAAAAGTAATGAGCCTAGCTTTACTAAAAACTTTTTACAAAACCATCCGCATGAGTTAGCTAGATCTATTGCAGACGCAAGAGAGATTAACAAAGCCCATACAACTTTTATAGATTCAATTACCAAGCATTCTTCTAATGGTAGAATTCATGCAGACATAAATCAAATACGATCAGACCAAGGTGGCACTGTTACAGGTAGATTCTCTATGAGTAATCCAAACTTACAGCAAATACCAGCGAGGCACCCGGAGATCGGACCGATGATTAGATCTATATTTATTCCAGAAGAAAAAACAACATGGGGATCATTTGACTACTCACAACAAGAACCTAGAATTTTAGTACATTATGCTAAGTTACAAAACTTAGATGGTGTTGATGAAATTGTTAATGCCTACAATACTGGTGATGCAGACTTTCACCAGGTAGTAGCAGACATGGCAGGCATAGAACGTAAGCAAGCCAAAACTATTAACCTAGGACTTATGTATGGTATGGGTAAAAATAAATTAATGTCAGAACTAGGCTTACAAAAAGAATCAGCTGAAAAATTAATTAGACAATACCATGCCAAGGCTCCGTTTGTTAAAAAATTAATGGATAACGTAACTCGTAAGGCAGAAGACAGAGGTAAAATTAGAACTTTGGGAGGTAGAGCGTGTCATTTTGATCTATGGCAACCTACTCAATTTGGTATATTTAGACCATTACCTTTAGAGCAAGCAAGAAAAGAATATGATGAGCCTTTAAAACGTGCATTTACTTACAAAGCATTAAACAAATTAATACAAGGATCGGCGGCAGATATGACAAAGAAAAGTATGGTAGCATTATATGAAAATGGTATAGTACCACACATACAAATTCATGATGAGGTAGATATCTCTGTTGAATCTGATGCACAGGCCGAACAAATAATTGAAATTATGGAATCTGCAGTAGAATTAAAAGTACCAAATAAAGTAGATTATGAACATGGTGCAAACTGGGGTGAAATTAAGTAATGGCATATTTAAATGCTAACATTCCAGCAACATATGCACAAATACGAAGGGAGTATTTATATGACTGTAAAAAACATCATGGAGAAGTTGAAGACTGTATTGTCTTTGGCCTTACCTCTATGGGCGGACGTTCAATATTATTTCATGCTATCATGGAAAACGGTGCAGTATTTTATCGCCTACCAATTAGCGCGTTTATTCAACGTGGTTTTAAAATCGAAGAAGTACCACGAAGACGACTTGATGAACTTGAGCTTTGGAATTCTTTTAGTTATTATCCTTGTGTTAATAGCTGGAATCTTTTAAGCGCAGCCTCAGGTAAATATATTGGTAAGGATAAGAAATGGCATCACGGTAAATATTTATTTACTGTTGACTGGGCGCACCCAGATGGTAATATACTAGATACCGATCATTCGGAAATTCCACACGAACATAAGTGTGCACACATCATAGCTTTAGATGATGGAAATTATGCGGCACAACCAAACAATAGATGTATATGGGACCTACCTTCATTCACAGTGAAAGATAGTATTCCTGATTGGAAAGTACAGACTAACGAATGGAATGTAGAGGACACTGGAGCGTGGAAAACTGAAGACACCGACAATTTCTTTTATGAAATCGAGGAAAAAAAATGAGGAATTTAAATTATGAACATTGCAGATCTATTCAAAAAGAATTTTGTATTAGTACCAGTTATAGCTTCTGTGTTGTTCGGGACATTCACTGGCGTTAAGTACGTCGTTAATCTTACAGACACTATCAATCAATCGGAACAACACATTGTAAATCTTGAAAGAGATTTAGTTGTTGCTCAAGATAAAATTACAGAAATTAATACAAGACTATCATCGGCTGAAGCAACGTGGCAGATGGCAGAGAATATGTATCGAGTGCTTTCCGACACGGTACGGGAACATAGCTACGATATAAAAGATTTAAATAGGTAACCACATGGAGATTCTCAGGATGGATTACAGATTTACTGCACTATTAATTTTTATGTTAACGATGTTAGCTTTTTTTGGTGGACCCGCACATAGTAGAAACGAATATTTAAACAATGGATATAACTCTTGTTCCACAGGATCGGTTGATATTTCTGTAGAACAAAGAGATACAGACTATATAAATAATGGAAGCAGTACTCACGAAAATGAAAATGTAAGATTAACTTTTAGACACTTTTTAGGTTCTGCCTGTACTAATGAATTTAAAAAAGTACAGCAAGAAAACTTAGAATTAAAACAACAGTTAGAATTAATGAAAATGTGTGGGAAAGTTAATAAAAATCCTACCTTAAAATACAATCCAAACTTTCACTTAATTGTTATGAAATGTTCTGGTATAGTTATTCCTGAAAATAAAGCTCCTGAAGGTAGCCTTTGGGATGAGTTGAAAGATGATTACAAAAAAGAGAACCCAGATGTCAAATTAATGGGGGATAAATTCCTAAAACCCACTAAAAAAAAGCTAAAAGTACCTAAATACTTGACAGATGACGAAGAAATAGTACTACCCATTCCCACAAATGATTGATAAGTTCATATATAAATGCTGTGATATAGCGGATCGCTATATGTCTTGGGTAAATAAAATATTTGAGTCTAAGCCAAAAAAGAAAAAATGAAAATATCAGATAAAACTACCATAGGCATGCCACTCAAAAATATGGTTAGTATTATGGCGGCCGTGGCTGTGGGTGTCTATGGATATTTTGAATTAACAGCTAGACTAACTTCATTGGAAACTTCAAGACAATTATTTAATGCCGACTTACTTAAAAAAAGTGAGCAGTTACCAAC